GGTGCGCTAAGCCCGATGCGTTCGCGCGCCTTAAACATCTGAGAAGCCTAAACATTTTGTGTTTAGCCGGACGCAAGGAAAAGTTAAGCTGATGCGCAACGCGGCTCGGTCCATGAACGCGACTGAGCTGGCGGCGGTGCTGTCGGTCACCCGGGCGCGGATCAGCCAGTATGTGTCCGAGGGCAAGCTCGCCGGGTGCTACACCGGCGAGGGGCGCGCGCGGCGGTTCGATCTGGCGAAAGTGGGTGTCGCCCTCGGTCGCAACCTCGACCAGGGCCAGATGATGGGCAACGGGGCGGACACCCGCCGCGCCCTGTCGGCGATCCGGGCGGACATGCCGACCCCCGCGGCGCCGCCGGCGCGCGAGGCGGAGGACCCCCGGCCGCGCCGCGAGCGTGGTGAGCTGTCGTCGAATGACCCGGACCGCTACGAACTGGCGCGGACGCAGAAGGTCGAGGAAGAGGCCCGCCGCCTGCGCAAGCAGAACGCGCATGAAGAGGGAATTTTCGTCCTCGCCTCGGAGGTCGAACGTCAGGTTGCCGCGACCCTCGCCCAGGAGATTGCCGAGGTCGAGACGGTGCTGCGCGAAGGCGCGCGGCGGATCGCCGACCGGATGGGTGTGGACTACAAGACAGCGCGCCAGCACCTCGTGGACACCTGGCGCGCACACCGTGCGGGCCGGACCGAGGCGCTGACCGCGACGGCCGCCACTGCCACGCCGACCGACGCCGAGATCTCGGCGGACATCTGATGGGATTTCTCGCGCCCGCGGCCCGGATCGTCGCCCTGGCGGCGGCGCGGGCGATGATGCCGCCGCCGCCGCCCGACATCACGCGGTGGTGCGAGAGCAACATCGTGTTCGACGAACGCTCGCCCATGCCTGGCCCGTTCCGGATCGACCGATTTCCTTTCCTGCGCGAGATCCACGAGGTGCTGTCGCCCGAGCATCCGGCGCGTGAGGTGACGGTGCCCGGATCCGCGCAGTGGGGCAAAACGGTGTCGGTGATCCAGCCGACGCTGGGCGCGTGGTTCTCCTATACTGCGCTCGATGCCCTCGTCGTGCACCCGACGCAATCTGCCGCGACCGAATGGGTCGACAACAAATGGTTGCCGATGCGGCGACAATGCCCGGACCTGCGCCGCATTTTCGGCACGGGTCAGGGCGACAACAAGGACGCAAAGTTCAACCAGGAGACGCAAACGCGCACCGGATCGCTCAAGGTCGCCTCGGCCGGGTCACCGGCGGACCTGGCCGGCACAACGCGCCGTCTGGTGATCATGGATGACCTCGCGAAATTTGAGCAGACGGACAAGGGCGACCCGGACACTCTCGCGGCGTCGCGCTGTTCGGGGTTCGAGGATGCAAAGATTTTGCGCGTCTCGACCCCGCTGATCGCAGGCACCTGCCGGATCACCCGCGCCTTCGCGCGGTCGGACCAGCGGCACTACCACGTCCCCTGCCCGCATTGCGGCACCTTCGCGCCGCTGACCTGGGAGAACTTTCGCCGGTCGATTGATCCGGAACGCCTGCATGACGCGCACTTCACCTGCGAGGCCTGCGGTTGTGTGATCAACCATGCGGAAAAGGAGGGGATGGTCGCCAAGGGCAAGTGGGTCGCGCACAACCCCGGCGGCGATCACCCCGGGTTCCACCTGTGGCGCGCCTACGCGCCCCAGCGCGACTGGGCCTCGATCGCGGTGGACTACGCGCAGGTGATGGGCTGGACCGGCCTCGCGCTGTCGCAACAGGCCGAGGCGGCGCTGGCCAAGACGGTCGAGGCTGAGACGGAACAGACGTTCTGGAACGATGTGCTGGGCCTGCCCTACGAACAGGCAAGCGCGGGGCCGAGCTGGGAGGCGCTGCGCGACCGCGTCGAGAATGCGGCGGCAGAGGATGTCCTGCCGCGCGGCACGGTGCCCGCGCGTGGGGTGATCCTCGCGGCGGGCGTCGATTTGCAACAGGACCGGATCGAGGTGCACATCGTCGCCTTCGGCCCGGCGTTTCAGCGGTGGGTCGTGGACTACATCGTGATCCCGCATCACATCGGCGACGATGCGGGCCGCGCGGCGCTGGACGCGATCCTGAAGGCCGCCTGGCCGACGCAGAACCGTCTTCGCCTGCCGCTCGACATGATGGCAATGGACAGCGGGACGTTCACGGACGAGGCCTGGGAATGGGCCAAACGGCACCCGTGGAGCCGGGTGATCCTGGTCAAGGGCGCGTCGTCGCAGACCGGGCCATGGATGACGGCGCAGAAGTTCGAGCGGCGCAAGGACGGGGCGGCGAAGCGGCTGCAGCGCCGCGCCTTCATGGTCAACGTCAGCCAGGCGAAGGCGGATTTTTACGGCTGGCTGGCCAAGGACGATCCGCTGTCGCGCGGCTATGTGCACATCGCCCGCGGGATGGGCGACGAGTATTTCCGCCAGATCACGTCGGAGGTGCGGGTCCTCAAGCGCGACCGATCGGGCGTCGTGTCGAGCGTCTGGAGCCTGGTGGAACCGTCGCGGCGCAACGAGGCGCTGGATACGATGAACTACGCCGAGGCCGCGGCGCGCCGCTGGGGCTGGGCGCACATGACCGAGGAACAGTGGGCCAAGCTCGAGGCCGAGCGCGCAGCGTCGCCCGACCCCGGCGGACAGGGTGACCTGTTTGACGCGGCGGTGGGTGTCGCGCCGACGCCGCCCGAGACCCCAACCCCGGTAGCGCCCGCAAAGGCGCGGCCGTGGATTGAACTGAAACGGAAAGGACGCTGGCTGTGACCACGTTTACCCAGACTCACCTCGACAACCTGCGCGAGATGTTCGCATCGGGGGTCAGCAAGGCTACCTACGATGGCAAAACGATCGAGTATCGGTCAATGGCTGAATTGGAGCGGGCGATCGCACGGATTGAGGGGGTTTTGGGGCAGGCAGCGTCGCGACAGGTCTATCCTCGGTTCGTGGAGCGGCCCCGGTGAACCTGATTGATGGCGTTGTCGCCTACTTTGCGCCTGCCGCCGGAAAGCGGCGCGTGCAGGCCCGTATGGCGATCGAGGCCTTGTCGCATTTTCGGGCGTCGACCATTCCGCGTCGCAGCGGATCGGTGCGCGCGGTTGCGGGCGATGCCGATGCGGTTGCGACGCGGTCGCGGCGCGAGATTGCCCTAATTGCCCGTGACATGGTGCGCAACAACGGCCTCGCGGCACGGGCGGTTGAAAGCCTTGTCAATGCAATCGTCGGCACAGGGATCGAGCCCAAGCTGGTCACGGCCGACGAATCTCTGCGCAGCGAGTGGGCGGCCAAGCGGCGTATGCTTGATGCGGGCGGGATTGACCCGGATACCGGCCTGTCGCTGTCGGCGATCCAGCGTCTGGCGGTGCGGGCGATGATCACGGATGGTGAGTGTCTCCTCGTCTGCCACCGCGAGCCTGGACCAAACGGGTTCATGCAGGTGCGTTTGCTGGAAATGGACTACCTCGACGACCGGATGCAGGGTCGCGCGGCAAACCCGGCAAACGCGATTTATGACGGAATCGAATACGGGCCAGATAACCGGCCTGTCGCCTATCACATCTACGATGAGCATCCGGGCAGTGCCGTTTGGCATCCGAATTGGCGGGGCCTGGTGTCCAAGCCGGTTGATGCGTCTCGGGTGATCCACCTCTACCGGGCTGATCGGCCCGGACAGCGGCGCGGAATAAGCTGGCTCGCACCGGTGCTCGATGATCTGGTCGCGATTGCCGACAATGATGAGGCGCAGTTGCTGCGCCAGAAAATCGCAGCTTGCTTCGCCGGGTTCTGGCGCACCGAAAGGCCCGCGTCCGAGGCGGGAATCCCGTCTGATCTGTCGCCCGGTCTGATTCAGCAGATCGGTATGGACGACGAAGTGCAGTTTGCCGAGCCCCCCGGCGTGACCGGGTATGATGATTTCTCGCGGATTCACCTGCGGCGGATCGCGACCGGGATCGGCTGCACCTATGAGGCGCTGACGGGCGATCTGTCCGGGGTCAACTTTTCGTCGGCCCGCATCGGGCGCATCGAGCACGCGCAAAGCGTTGAGGCGTGGCAATGGACATTGGTCATTCCAAAGTTGTGCACCCCGATGGGGCAGTGGATCCGCGAGGCGTGGTCCTATGAGCCCCGCGCCGATGAACGCGGGCGTGCTGCACTGCTTGCCGCGCTCGCTGCCGCGCGGATCGAGCACACGCCGCCGCCGCCGGTCATTGCCGACCCGAAGGCGGAAACCGAGGTCGCGATCCGCAAGATCGAAGCGGGGCTGTCGAGCCGCCCGTCCGAAATCCGCAAGATGGGCTACGAGCCTGCCGAGATCGACGCCGAAATCGCGGGCGACGCGCAAATCCGCCGCGGGCTTGCCGAACTGACCCGGCAGTCCGCGCCAATCACCGAGCGGAAGGAAAGGGACCTTGATGTCTGACATCTACCTTGAGGGGTCCGTGGGTGGCCCATTCTGGCCTGATGACCCGCATTTCACCGCGGCGGATTTGCGCGCCCGCCTGCGGGGTCAGGGTGACGTTACCGTTCACGTGAACTCGGGTGGCGGGATCGCGTCAGAGGGTCTCGCGATCTATCACATGCTGCGCGACCATCCCGGCAAGGTCGCCATCGTCGTGACGGGTGAGGCGGTCAGTGCGGCAAGCCTTTTGGTGATGGCGGGCGACACGATCACGATGCGCGCCGGAACGTCGATAATGATCCACGATCCCGCGGTTCCGTTCACGTCTGGCCGTGGAACAGAGCAGGACCACCGCGAGGTGGCAGACTATCTGCGCCGCCTGTCGGACGGCTATGCCGAGATCTACGCTGCCCGCGCCGGGATATCGCCTGCGGCGGCGCGCGAGATCATGCGCGCAGAGACCTGGTACACGCCCGCCGAGGCTATTGCCGCGGGGTTCGCGGACGCAGTGTCCGATTCCCTGCGCGCCGCAGCGTCGCGATTCCCGTACGACGTCTATCACCATGCCCCCGAGCGTCTGCTCGCGGCGAACCGGACCAATGGTCCGTCAAGGAAGGCCGTGTTGGCCATGATGTGCGGCGCCGCCGCGCCACAAGAGGAGAGTGCTATGACAGTACAGGCAAGCGCCTCGACCCGCCAGATCACGGTCGAGAGTCAGGATGCAGAAACCCCCGCGACCGTAACGGTCGAAGAGGAAATCACCGATGAAGCCGACAGCGATCTCGAGGAAGAGATTGTCGCGCAGGGCGACGAAGGGAACGACCCGGCCCCGGCCGACGAGGGGGCTGGGGATGAGGAAGAGAACGATGAGGACCGCGATGCCGTGGCTGTCCTCGATCTCGTGGCGCTGCACGGCGGGACGGTTGCGACCGCCCGCAAGTTCATCGCCGACGGCACACCGTTGTCGGGCGTCATCGCCCATTACCGCATGAAAGGACCGAGCGTGACGAACCACAAACCCGGCGGGTCGCCCGCCCACATCACCCGCGACGAGCGCGACACCCGCCGTATCGGCATGACCGAGGCGCTTGCCGCGCAGATCGGTCGTCGCGCGCCGACGGACGATCGCGCGCGCCCGTTCATGGCCATGACGCTGCCGGAACTGGCGGCGCTGTCCAACGGCAACCGCCGCCCGCTGCGGTCTGCCGCCGACAAGCAGCAAGTTTTCATGGACATGCACTCGACCAGTGATTTCCCGATCTCGCTCGGCAGTGCGCTGAACAAGGAGCTGCAGTCCCGCTATGCCGAAAGCGTTCCTGTCTACCGCGCGCTTGCGCGGGTCAAGAATTTCCGCGACTTCCGGCCGCATCCGGTCGTGCGTCCTGGTGATTTTCCGATGCTTCAGGCGATCGGTGAAAACGGCGAGATCAAATACGGCACGATCGGCGAAAAGGGCGAAACTGTCGCCCTTATGCCTTATGCCGTGGCAGTCTCGCTCTCTCGGCAGGTACTGATCAACGATGACATCGGCGCGATTGCCGACATGGTCGCGGATCAGGGACGTGCCGCCGCCCGTTTCGAGGAAAAGACCTTCTTTGAAATGATGCTCGGCGGCGCAAATGCCGACGGTCCGACCCTCACCGAAACCACGCGGCAGGTGTTCAACACGACGGATGGCACCAAGGCGGTAACTGCGGCGGCGATTACCGTCGCGTCGCTGTCCGTCGCGCGGGCTGCGATCCTCAAGCGCAAGTCGGTCGACGGCAACGACCTGTCCATCATGCCGAAAATCCTTCTGGTCGGCCCGGACAAACTGACCGAGGCGGAATCGGTCGTCGCACCGATCACGCCGGATGCAGCGGGCAACGTGAACCCGTTCGCCGGGCGCCTGCAGGTCGTGGTGACGCCCAAGATCACTGGCAACGCCTGGTATCTGCTCGCCGATCCTGCCGATGCGCCGAACTTCGTTTACGGCTACCTCGACGGAGCCGCCGCGCCGCGCACGCGGATTGAGGAGCCGTTTGGTCGCCAGGGCACGTCGATCTCGATCGAGCACGATTTTGGTGTCGGCGCGATCGACTTCCGCGCCGGTTTCAAGAACGCCGGGGCCTGATCCACTTTTCCCCTGACCTGACCTGACGAAAGGGCGCCCGGGGTGGCGCCCTTTCGTCGTTTCACCCCCTTTCATCGGAGAGAGCCATGAAAAACTATATCCAGCCGGGTGATCAGATGACGATCCCGGCCCCCGCCAACGTCCTGTCCGGGGCGATGGTCGTTGCAGGCCTGCTGACGGGCGTCGCCGCGCATGATGCGCTGTCGGGCCAACCCGTGACCATCGCGCGCCGCGGCGTGTTCACCCTGCCCAAAACCAGCGCACAGGCCTGGACGGTGGGCCAGTTGATCTACGTCATCCCGGCGACCGGCAACGTGACCACCGTTAACACCGCCGGGAACATTCCGGTCGGCGTGGCCGCCGATGTCGCCGCGAACCCGAGTGCCACGGGGCAGGTCCTCCTGTTCGGGGCGGCGGTTCCGGCCGCCGTCTGATGACCGCCTTCGCCGCTGCCGTCGCCGCCTTGTTTCGGGATCCGAACCTGTCGGCGGCGGCAACCTATCAGGCGACGCCGGACGGCACCCCGCCCCTGCCTGCGCCCGTCGCGGTGCGGGTCATGACGCGGCGCCCCGACGTGGTCGAGGCGTTCGGCGCGGGGCGCGTCTGGACCGAGACGGTGACGGTCGATCTGCCCGTCGCGGCCGTGGCATCGCCGCAGCCGGGCGACCGGATCACGATTGCCGGTGTGTCCTACCGCATCCAGGGCGAACCGCAGCGCGACCGCGAGCGGCTGGTCTGGTCGCTCGACCTGCGTCCACAATGAAGTTCGCGGTCGAGGTGCTCGGCAGCGTTGCCGAGATCATGCGCGCCGAGATTGAGGCGGGCAAAAAGGCCGTCTCGGCGGGCATCGGTGCGGCGGGCGAGGGTCTGAAACTCGACTGGCGCGGGCAGGTGACGGGCGCGGGGCTTGGCCGGCGCCTCGGGAACGCTGTGCGGTCGGCAACATACCCGAAAGGGCGGAACAGCCTGAACGCCGCCGCGATGGTCTGGACCAACGCGCCAAAGATCCTTTCAGCGTTCGAACAGGGCGCCACGATCCGGTCGAAGCGTGGCGGGTTTCTTGCGATCCCGACGCCCGCCGCCGGGACGCTGCCGCGCGGTGCGCGGATCACACCGGCGCAGTGGCAACAGCGCACCGGCCTGAGCCTGCGCCTCGTGGTGCGGCCGGGCAAGTCGCTTTTGCTTGTGGCCGAGGCGCGCCTGAACAAGGGTGGGCGGGCCATCGCGTCACGGTCCAAGACCGGGCGCGGGGTCGCGACCGTGCCGATCTTCATTCTCGTGCCGCAGGTCCGGCTGGCCAAACGGCTCGACCTGCTCGGCGCGGCTGAGCGGGCAATCTCGGGCGTCCCTGCCCACATCCTGCGCGCCTGGAGCACATGACATGACCACCCGCGAAACCGTCCTCGGCGCGCTCTTCACTTCGCTGTCGGCGATCAGCGGGCCGGTCGTCCTGCGCGACGAGGTTCTGCCGGAACGCATCCCGGAGGGTGGCCTGATCATCCTGCGCGACGGGGTGCCGGGCGCGCCGGAGGTGACGCTGTCGCCACTGCGCTACCACTACGAACACCGCGCCGAGATCGAGGTGATCGTCCAGGTCGCAACCGGGCGCAGCGCGACGCTCGACACCCTCGCCGCCGCGATCGGCACGCGGATCGCGGGCAACCGCACGCTCGGGGGATTGTGCGACTGGGCGGAGCCCGAGGCGCCGTCGCCCGTTGACCTGCCGGTCGAGGGCGCCACCACCCTGCGCGCCGCGATCATCGGCGTCATCCTGCATTATTCAGCGTCCGACCCGCTCGCCTGAGCGATCATCAGAGGAGACAGACATGGCACGTGATGTGGGTGCACGCCACCAGATGGTGGTGGCGTTCGAAACGGTCTACGGGACCGCCCCGACCAGCGGGTTTTTCGCGGTGCCGCTGGCCAGCACCACGCTCGGGGCGGAGCAACCGTTGCTGGCGTCCGAGTTGCTGGGCCAGGGGCGCGACCCGCTGCGTCCGACGCTGGACGCGGTGACGGCGGACGGCGATGTGGTGATCCCGATCGACGTCGAAAACCTCGGGATCTGGCTCAAGGCAGTGTTCGGCGGCCCGACGACCACGGGCACGACGCCAAAGGTGCACACGTTCACCTCGGGTTCGTTCGCCCTTCCGTCGCTGTCGATCGAGCGGGGCTTTCCTGCCGTGCCGTCATTCCCGATGTACACGGGCGTCAAGGCGGATGGCCTGTCGTTTACCGCGCAGCGTTCGGGCCTGTTGACCGCGACCGTCAGCCTGATCGCGCAGGGCGAGACGTTGTCGGCAACCACCAACGCAGGTACGCCGACGACGCGTGGTTTTGCCAGGTTCGGGAACTTCAACGGCGCGATCAGCCGGAACGGATTGGCGCTCGGAAACGTGATGTCGGCCGAGGTGAACTACTCCAACAACCTCGACCGGGTCGAGACGATCCGCGCCGATGGCCTGATCGACGGCGCCGACGAGACGATGGCGACGCTGACCGGGTCGCTGACCATGCGGTTTGCGGACACGACACTGATCACCCAGGCCATCGCGGGCGATCCCTGTTCGCTCGCCTTCACCTATTCGCTGGGCGCGAACGCGTCATTCGTGTTCACCGCCCACGCGATCTACCTCAACCGCCCGCGCATCGGGGTGCAGGGGCCTGGCGGCATCGACGTGCAGTTCGACTGGCAGGCGGCCAAGTCCGCGTCGCCCGCGCGGATGTGCACGGCGGTCCTCACGAACACCGTGGCGTCCTACTGATGCTGCGCCTCAATCTGACGAATGAACCGGCCTGGGTCGAGATGATCCCTGGCCTGCGCCTCCTGCTCGCGCCGCTCGACACCGCGATGATGCTGGCAGCGCGGGCCGATGCGGCGGCCGAGGGGCTTGGCAGTGCCGGTGCGGCCGAGGCGGATGTCGTGATGCGCGTGGTGCAACTGCTCGCCCGGCGCGCGATCCTGGAGTGGGAGGGGGTGGGCGATGAGCACGGCAATCCGCTGCCGGTGACGCCAGGGGCGGTCGATGCTCTCGTTCGAAACTATCCGGTGTTCGAGGCGTTTCAGGCGAAATTCGTGGTCCGCGCAATGGCGCTGGATGCGGAAAAAAACGGCTTTGCGCCCTCGCGGAATGGCACTTTGGCGGGGGCGCCGGATATTGCAGCCGATGCGACGGGGTCTGTGCCGAGTGCCCGGCCCGCATCAACCGACCCCTGACCTACGAGGGCGCGCAGGTCTGGGGGCTGGTTGAACGGCTCAACGGACAGATGCGCGTCGCCCCACCGGCGGTGATCGGGTGGGACATGACGGCGGCGCTGGCGATGGCCACCGCGCTGGGGATCAACACGTTCCTGGTGGCCGACATCCTGCCCGAGATCGAGGCGGTGATGGTGCGCACGCTGAACAACCGAAGGGATGACGCAGATGACGGTCAAGAAAATCGTGGTGCGCCTCGCTGCTGAGGGTGGCAAGGTCGTCAAATCTGAGATGGAGAGCATCGGCACCTCGGGCGAGGCGAGTTTTGCCAAGCTCGGCGGCGCGGCGCAAATGGTCTCGGCGAGGCTGGCGGCAATCTTGTCGCCCGCCAATGTCGCGATGGCTGCGGTCGCGGCGCTGGGGTCGGCGATGTTCGCGGCTAGCCGGGGCGCCGAGGATATTGACCGGATCGCCAAGGCGGCAACGCGCCTCGGGTCATCGTCGCTCGGCATCCGCACGGCGGAACTGGCGACCAGCGAGATGGGTATCGCGTTTGACGTCGTGGCCGACGCCGCGCAAGTGATGGCACGCGAGGTCCTCAAGGGGTCCAGGGGGGCGGGCGATGCAATGGCGCGCCTCGGGCTAACCGCAAAGGACCTGACCGAGGGCGACATTGACCAGCGTCTCGCGCGGGTGGCCGATGCGATCGAGGAGATGGGCCTGTCGTCGGCCGAGGCGTCGGTGTTGGTCCAGCAGCTCGGCATCCGCAACCTCGACGCGGTGGCGGCGGTGATCAACGGCGGCGAGGCGTTCCGCAACGCCCGCAAGGACATCCTCGATTACGGTCTCTCGATCTCGGCGCTCGACACCAAGCGGATCGAGGAGGCGAATGACCGGATCGGTCGGCTCGGCCTGATCTCGACCTACCTCGGGCAGCAGATGTCACTGGCCCTCACGCCCGCCCTCGGCGCGCTGGCCAAGGGGTTCACCGACAGCCTGCGCGAGGGCGGCCTGCTTCGCATGGCGATCGACGCGCTGGTCGCGCCGTTCCGGGTGGTGGCGAATGTGGTCGAGTCGGTGGTGGTGATCGGGCGGTCGTTCATCGACTGGATCGTGCAGGGGGTGCAGCAGACCGAATTGTTGCGCAGCACGTTCGACGGTATGGCGAGCACCCTTGGCACCCTGGCATCTGTCCTGACGGCCCAGTTGCAATGGGCCTACGACGTGGTCGTCAGTTTCCGCGACCTGATCCGGGGTGCGGGCGGGTTTGGTGAGGCGATGGGCCTTGTCGCAGATGTCGGGACAGACGTCTGGAAACGGATCAATTACGGCGCCAGCGCCCTCGGAAGTGCTATCGGGTCGGTGGCCGCGGGCATCAAGGGGGTATTCGCGGAGGCTTTCGCCTACATCCTCCGCACATTTGCCAGAGTGACGCAGGCGGTTGCTGATGGGGTAAACGGCCTGTTTAGCAAGATGGGAATCGAGGTGAACGCCGTCGGCATGGGGGCCGAGGCCGCAGACGCCATGGGCGATGCCGCGACCGACGCGTGGAACCGCATGAGGCTCTTGGGGGAGCGGTCATCGGCGATCTTTGCCGATATCGGGAAGCCGCTTGAATCGGTCAATGCGCTCGCCGCCGCCATGGCGCGCGGGCGCGGTGAGACCGAGGAGGCGCAAAAAGCGGTCGTCGCCCTCGGCGAGGCGCTGACCTCTACGGGCGGCGCAGGCGGCGCGGCGCGCAAGGCAATCGAGGAATCGCTGACCGGCTGGGACGCGGTGCGCGACCGGCTGGCAGATTTCTACAAGAAAGGCGCGGATGGCGGAAAGCAGATGGGCGACATCATCACCAAGGCGTTCGGGGGCGCCGAGGACGCGCTGGCCAAGTTTGTCACCGGCGGCAAGGTCGATTTCTCGGCACTCACCAACTCGATCCTGACGGACCTGGTCAAGCTCACGACCCGCGCGACCATCTTCGGCCCGCTGGCAAAGATCCTCGAGACATCGTTCAAGGGCCTGACTGGCCCGGTGTTGCACACGGGCGGGATCGTCGGCGCGGGCGGGGTGAGCCGCACGATCCCCGCCGCCGCGCTCATGGGCGCGCAGCGGTTCCACAACGGCGGCTATCCCGGCCTCGGGCCGAACGAGGTGCCTGCGATCCTCGAGCGCGGCGAGCGGGTGCTGTCGCGGCGCGAGGTTGCGGCGGGCATGGGCATGGGCGGTGGCGGGCCGCGCACGGTCGTGCAGGTCGTCAACAACTCCGGCCAGCCCGTGCGAGAAACCCGCGAGCCCGGTCCTGACGGGTCCGAACTGATCCGTATCGAGGTTGGCAAGCAGATGGCGCAGGGCGGGTTCGACAAGGCTCAGCGCGCGCGGTTCGGCGCGCAGCCGACGGTCGTGCGCAGATGATCTTTCTCGCCTGGCCCGACGCGCTGGCCCGCCTGCCCCGGCGCGGCTGGGGCGGTGGCCCGATCGACGACCGCGCCGCCTTTACGCCCGACGCGGGCCCGCCCCTGATGCGGCGGCGCACGACCGCCTCGACCCACCGCTACGACGGCACGTTGCCGAACCTCACCGCCGACCTGTTGGCGGTGTTCGAGGCGTTCTACGAGGACACGTTGCAGGGCGGATCGCAGCCGTTCTACTGGCGGGATCCGGTGTCGGACGACCTGCGCCGCTGGGTGTTCGCGTCCGGGCAGACCTACGCCCTGACGGCGCGGGGCGCAAACCTGCACGACGTCCAGATTACGGTGGTGCGCCTGCCCGGCACGCCCTGGGTCGCGCCCTATGTGCCCGACGGGACGTTGCGGTTTCCCGCCTGGGTCGCGGATTGGGATGCGGGGGTGTTCGCGGTCGGCGCGGATCGTGTCGCGGCCGGCGGGCTGGGGGTGATCGAGGGGCCGCACGAGATCTGGCAGGTGGCGACAGGCGGCGCGGTTACGGTCGTGACGCGCTACGTCTCGGGCACGCTGTTCGACCGCGCGGAATTGATTGACCCGGATGGCCTGCACGGTGGGCCGGGCGTGCCCGACGATGGTACGATCACCGACATTCCATCGACGGCGCCGCCCGGCACGTTGCGCTGGGTCGGTTACACGGTGCCCGCGTGACGGTGGCGCGCCCCGTCAGTGCGGCCGCCCGCGCCGCGATCGAGGTGCCACAGGCGCGTGACGCGATCATCGCGTTTGCGACGATCAGCCATCCGAACCTGATCGACCCGATCCGGGTGGTCAGCGACGTGATCGACTATGTGGTCGAGGGCGATCTGTTCATCGGCATCGTGTTCGAGGTTAAACTGCTGAACGACACCGACGCCGCGCCGGTCACGGAACTGCGCGTCCCGAACATCGACCGGCGCATCGGTGTCGCGCTGAAATCCCTGACGCAGCGCGCGCAGGTGCGCCTCGACGTGCGGTCCTCGGCGGATTTCGACCTGTCGGTCGATCCGCGCGTCGCGGTCGGCGATGTCGCGCCGATCTATTCGTTCCGCCACTTCGACCTGATCGACGTCGATTGCAACGCAGAGGCGCTGTCGGGTCGCCTGATCCTGCGGGATTTCGCGCAAGAGCCGTGGCCAGGCGTGTTCGCCACGCAGACGGCCCTGCCGGGGCTGTTCCGGTGACCGGCGCGACCGGGGCCGCGCCCTGGGCCGCGCGCTACATCGGCCTGCCGTTCGGTGACGGGCCGGGGCAGGTCAACTGCTGGACGCTGGTCGTCGCGGTCTATGCGCGCGAGCGGGGGATCGACCTGCCGCGCTACGGCGAGATTTCGGCGCTCGATCTGATCCGGGTCGCGCGTGCGATGAGGGCGGGGCGCGACGATGGCTGGCGCGCGGTGGCCGCGCCCGACGCGTTCGACGTTGCCCTGATGCGGTCGGCGCGCGGTGGGGCCGAGGCCGTGCACGTCGGGGTCATGACCGATCCGCATCACGTGCTGCACGTCGAGGCGGCGTCGGGCGCGGTGCGCGTCCCGATCCGGCATTTCAGCGTCGCCGGGCGCATTCTGGGGTGGAGGCGGCGGGAATGACCATCACGGCGATCTACCGCCCGACGTTCGACCTGACGCCCCGCGTCGTGCGGGTGCCAGACGGCACGACGCTGGCCGGCATCGTCGCGCGGATGCCGGGCCTGCCGCCCGAGTTCACGGCGCGGGGGGTGATCTGCCTCAACGGTCACGAGGTGCCGCGCGCGCTGTGGCACGCCGTACGCCCCAAGCCCGGCCACAACGGCGGCCCGGTGTCGGTGACCCTGCACCTGCCGCCGCGCGACGGCGGGGATGATGGCGGAAAGTCAGTCTTCGCCCTCGTCGCCTCGATCGCCCTGACGGCACTGACGGGGTTTATCGGGGCCGGGGGCCTTGCGACCCGGTTCGGCCTGACGGCCTTCGCGCAGGGCACGTTTGCCGCGCAGGCGCTGGCAACCGGGGTCAGCCTGGTCGGGTCGCTGCTCATTTCGGCGCTGATCCCGCCGCCGCGCGGAAACGACGGCGCATCGGCGCGGCTGCGCAACGAGGGGTCGGCATCCGCCGAGGGCAACGTGCTTGACCCGAACGGCCCCGTGCCGCGGGTGATCGGCGAGCGCAAGATATTTCCCCCGCTCGCGGCCGAGCCGTTCACCTATTTCGACGGGCCGGATGAGGTGGTCGAGGCGGTGTTTGCCCTGGCCGGGCCGCATCGCCTGACCGACATCCGCATCGGGGCGGCGCCGGTCGCCGACATTCCGGGGATCGAGATTGAGACGCGCGAGGGGTGGCCGGGCGATCCGCGTCTCGACCTGCTGCGCCGCCAGTCGCGCACCGAGGTGGTGCAGTCCGAGTTGACGGGTCATTCGGTGGCCGACGACAATGGCGCGCGCCTCGACAATTCGGTCGATGTGTCGGTCGCCCTGCCCCAGCCGGTGATCCTCGCCACCCGCGACAGCCCGGATGAACAGATCCTGCAGATTGTGTTCGCCCAGGGATTGCATTTTCGCGGGGACGAAACCGTGCGGATGCGCGTGCCGATCCGCCTGCGCATCCGGCGGCGGGGGGACGCGGACTGGCGCAACCTGCCCGAGCTGCATTTTCAGGCCGGGAACCTGCGCCAGTTGCGCGCGTCGATCCGGATCGTCTGGAACACCGACGTGATCACGCCCTCGGCCGCGAATTTCGAGGGGTGGGTCGAGGCGCGCCACACCGCGCCCGGCCAGACGGTCGCGCCGGAAACCGCGGGATGGGTCGCCGACAGCTATTTCGCGGGCACCGGGGATGCCTGGATGATCGCGGGCAACCTTGGGTCAACCGGCGTCAGACAGGTGGACCTGTCGCGGTTCGATGCGCGCATCACGCTGGACCCGGCCGAGTTCACGCCGGGGCGCTATGACGTCGAGATCATGCGCGGCGCCGCGATCAACGCCGCCGATTACAGCGCCTCGGCCTACACGGTCGGCGGGTCGGTGTGGGACCTGTTCGGCTACCGCACCCCCTCGGCGCCCGAGATCGTGCGCTCGCGCGACGGGATCGCCGACACGCTCGTCCTGTTGCGGTCGGTGTCGGTCTGGGACGCGCACCCGGTGCCGACGTCCGATTTCGCGCTTATCGCGGTGCGGGCGCGCAACAAGGCGCTCGACCGCGTGTCGGTCGTCGCGGGGGGTTACGTGCCCGACTGGGACGGGACGGCGTGGACCGGGGCGGTGGTGGCCGACAACCCGGCGCCGCACCTGCGCGACATCTATGCCGGCGCGCTCAACCGCGATCCGGTGCCGCTGGAGCTGATCGACGACGCGACGCTGGTCGAGTGGCGCGCGCATTGCGCGACGCAGGGCTACCGCTGCAACGCGCTGGCCGAGGGCGTGTCGGTCGACCAGATCAGCGACATCGTCGCCGCCTGCGGCTATGCCCGCCCCTATCGCAGCGACGTCTGGGGCGTCGTGATGGACCGCGACCGTTCGGCCGAGGTGCCGGTGCAGGTGTTCACGCCGCGCAACACGCGTGGGTTTTCCTGGCGCCGTGCGTTCCCGCGTCAACCGGACGGGTTCCGCGTGACCTGGCGCGATGAGGACAGCGATTTCGACGCCCGGCAGGTCACGGTGTTTCGCCCAGGCGTCAGCCGCGACAGCGGCCTTTTGGAGCAGGTGACCTACGAGGGGTTCGTGACCGAGGCCGAGGTGACGGCACGCGCGGCCTACGACCTTAAACAGGCCGATCTGCGCGGCACGTTCTATTCGCTCGAGGCCCCGGCCGAGGCGATCGTGTGCCGTCGCGGATCGCTGGTCGCGGTCGAACATGACAGCCTGTCGACGCACATGGGCTCGGCGCGCGTGACCGATTTTCGCCTCGACGGTGCAGGGCTGGTGGACCGCCTCGCGCTCGATGCCGATGTGCCGGTCCTGGCCGAGCCCGGATTCGGTGCGATCACCGACATGCGTGGGGTCGCGAACATGGGCCTGATCGGCGCCCGCACGTCGGTGATGGTGCGGCGCGCGACCGGCGCCATCACGTTGCACCCTGTGGCGGGGGCGACGGGGTCATCCGATCTGTTGACCCTCGATCCGCCCATCTCCCGCGACGGGATCGACGCGGACACGCTGGTCAGTGTCGGCCTGTCCGGGCGCGAGGTTCTGCGCCTGATCGTGTTTGGCATCGACGCCCGCCCCGACTATCGCGCCCAACTGACCCTGATCGACGAAGCACCGGAGTTATTTGCATGACGCGTTCGCTCTATTCCGACCTATCCTCGCCTGGCCCGACCGGGGCCGAGTTCCTCGCGCAATACGCGGCGCGGCTCGGAACGTTGTTTGATGCCTCGGCCCTGCCGGTGACGTCGGTCGGGGGCACGGCGAACGCGGTCACCGGCACGCTGGCCCCGCCGCTGTCGGCCGGGCTGGTGGACGGGATGAAGATCACCCTCACCTGGGCGGCGTCGAACACCGGGGGTGTGACACTGGCGCTCAACGGCGCGGCGCCGGTGCCGGTCCTCGATGCTGCGGGCGGCGCGCTGGTGGGCGATGCCCTGGCGGCCGGGCTGCGCAGCCTGCTGGAATACATCGGCGGGTCGTGGCGCATCCTGTCGGCGGCGGCCTCGTCAGGCGGCGGGGCGACCACGGCCTACCGATTTGCGTTCACTGCCTCGGGCACGTTTACGAAACCGGCAGGTCTCGCCGCCGACCGGATGGTCCTGCTGACCGCCTGGGGCGCGGGCGGCGGCGGCGGGGCCGCGACCGGCGGCGGGGGTGGAGGCGGCGGGGCCTACGCGGAACGCTGGATGCGCGCGGGCGACATCGCGTCGAGCGTTTCCGTGACAGTCGGCGCGGGCGGAGCGGTTGGCGCGGCGGGTGGCAACACCACGATCGGCGCGCTGCTGACCGCATTTGGCGGTGGCGGCGGTTCAAGCGCCGATGGCGGGGGCGGCGGGGGCGGAGGCAGCGAGGTTGAGGTTGGCGGCGCGGGCGCGAATCCGGCCGGCGGCGCGGGCGGTGTGTGTGGTGGCGCGCAGGGCGGAGGCGGATCGCCAACATTTGCTGGCGCCGGAGGGTCCGTCGTGTCGCGCAACGGCGGTGCAGGCGGTGGCGGCGGCGGACAGTCGAGCGGCAACGGTGGCGCGGGCGGCCAGGCCGTCATGGGCGGCGGCGGTGGTGGCGGTGGCGGGGCAAACACCCCGCCCGGCGGCACCAGCGTCCAGGGCGGCAATGGCGGCGCCAAGGGCGTCGCGGGCTCTGCCCCCGCAGGCGGCGGCGGGCAGAACGCGGCGGGTGCGCGCGGGCAGGCCGTGATCTGGATCCCGTGATCCGGCGACAGGTTTCATTCAGCAGAGGAGGCAGGCATGCCAGCAATCGACAATTCGGCCCCAAGTTCGCTGCGGACGCAGGGCCCGCCCTATTTTTCCGCCCTAGTCACGCCGAGCGATTCCGAGGAGCTGGCGCATGTCAGCGACGCCCTCTACGTCACGACCGGCGGCACGGTCCATTTCCGCACGGTCTATTTTGTGGCCGGAGAGGCGATCTACGGGACCGAGGACACGGTGACCGTGCCGGATTTTTTTGTCCTGCCCGGCCGGTTTCGGCAGATCCTGGCAACCGGCACGACCGCCACCGGCATCCACGCGATGTGGAGCTAGGCGGATGCGGTTCACGACCGATTTGTCCCTCGTCTCGTATCTGCGGGGCGCGCGCCGCGGCATCCATGCCGACCGCATCTTTGACCGCGGCGCGGTGATCGACCCCGACGGGCTGCACGGCGGGCGCGGGGTGCCGGAAAATCTCAACGCGGACACCCTGTTCGACGCGGGTGCCCTCATCAACCCCTACGGTTTCCACGGCGGCGCAGGAGTGGCCGAGACATGAGCATCACACCGTTTGATTTCCTGAGCACGACGTCGCTCTCGCCCGACTATCGCGCCGCTCGGCAGGCGGTCCTGGAATACTATTTTCCCGGGCAGTGGAACGCAGATCGTGGCGTGAACAACGCGACGTTGAACAGCATACTGCCGCCGTCGATGCAGATTTCGGAGGCGCTTAATTTCGCCGGGTTTCGGTCGATTTACAACGCCCTAAACGACCCCGATGCATTTATTCTCAGCATGTTGCTCCCCGGCAGCACCGCCCTCGTGGCCGCGATGCCTTCACCGGCGACGTGCTTCACCGACACAGCACGCACGACGCCTGCGACCGTGGGGCAGGCGGTGGCGGGCATTACCGATCCGTCAGGCTACGGGCTGCACCCCACGCAGGCGGTGGTCGCGTCTCGCCCCATTCTGCGGCAGGCGGGCACGGGTGAGTATTATCTCGAGTTCGACGGCGTGGACGATTTTCTGGTCACGCCGACGATCACGCCGGGCGCGGATAAAATGCAGGTGTTTGCGGGCGTGCGGAAACTCACTGATTTAGCCGGGATTATCGTCGAGTCCGGGACTGTGGGCGGCGGGGCGATTGGCGGATTTGGCTTTTTCGGCCCGTCCGCCAATCGGCCCGATTACGGGTTCCTAGCCAGAGGGACCGTAGCGGCCCCTCCTGCGCTCAGCTTCAGCGGCCAACCGGCCCCGATTAGCAGCGTTGTCACTGGCATAGGAGATATATCCGGTGATGCGGAGCTTCTCCGCCACAACGGCGTGCAAATCGCTCAATCGTTCGCGGATCAGGGCACAGGGAACTACAGCGCAAACCTGGTTCACATCGGGATGCGCGCAGGAACGAGTGCGCCGTTCAACGGGCACATCTACAGCCTGATCCTGCGGTTCGGCCCTAACCTGTCCGACGCGCAAATCGCCGCAACCGAACGCTACGTCGCAGCCCGCACCGCAGGAGTAACGCTATGAGACTGA